AGCGGTACTGTTGATGATCTTGACGATGGTTTGCAACTGCAGTCTTCTACCAACTAAACAAATAGAAGTTAAATCTAAACCTCTAGAAAGAAATATTATACAACCTGTTATGCCTAGAGAAATTGATTTGCGTGAAGTCAAATGGTTAACGATTACACCAGATAATTTTGAAGAACAGTTTAAAATCATAGAAGAACAAGAAGGTGAATTAGTTTTTTTAGCTATGACAGTTCCTGACTATGAGGTCTTAGCATACAATATGCAAGAAATAAAAAGGTATGTTACCGAACTAAAAGATGTAGTTGTCTACTATAGAAAAGTTACAACAACTCCTAAATCAATAGATAAGGATTAGTATGAAAATATCAGAAGAAGGTAAAGCACTTATAAAGAAATTTGAAGGTTGTGAATTAAAAGCATATAGATGTCCAGCAGGTAAATTAACAATAGGTTATGGTCATGTAAAAAATGTTAAGGAAGGAGATGAATGGACACAAGAAAAAGCAGAACAGATGCTTAACAAAGAACTCAAAGAATACGAGGGCTATATAAATGACTACGTTCAAGCTCCCTTATTACAATGTCAATTTGATGCCCTCGTAGCTTGGATATACAATCTTGGTCCTACAAACTTTAGAACGAGTACATTAAGAAAAAAATTAGAGCCTGAAACAATGGATGAAGTGCCTAGAGAAATAAGAAGGTGGAATAAAGCTAATGGTAAAGTTTTAGATGGTTTAGTAAGACGTAGAGAAGCAGAAGCACTTCTATTTCAAGGTAAAGAATGGACAGAGGTATAAGTAATGGCACTTAGTAAATTTATATTTAAACCAGGAATAAACAAAGAAGGTACAAATTATTCTAATGAAGGTGGTTGGTTTGATGCAGATAAAGTTAGATTTAGAAAAGGCAGACCAGAAAGAATAGGTGGTTGGTCAAAACAAACTTCTAATTCATATAGAGGCACAGCAAGAAAAATACATATATACAATACTATTGATCAAGATTACTACAATATTCTAGGCACTCATAAAAAACTATATGCACAACAAGGAGTTACTTTTGCTGATATAACTCCGATAAGACTTACAACTTCAGCAGGTGATGCAACTTTTGCTAAAGTAGAAAATGGTTCAAGTTTAATCACAATCACAGAAAATGCTCATGGAGCAACAGCAGGTGATAGTGTAACTTTTAGTGATGCTGCTAGCTTAGGTGGTAATATAGTTGCTGCTGTTTTAAATCAAGAGTATGAGATAGTTAGAGTATTAACTGCTAATACATTTCAAATAAATGCAAAAGATACAGATGGTAATGAGGTTACAGCTAATTCATCCGATACAGGTAATGGCGGTTCTAGTACAGTAGCTGTTTATCAAATAAATAGCGGATTGGATGATTATGTAAAATCTTCAGGTTGGGGTGCAAACCCTTGGGGTAGTAGCTCTTGGGGTTCAGCAACTGCAATAACATATACCAATCAGTTGAGACTTTGGAGTATAGATAATTTCGGAGATGATGTAATAGCTTGTCCTAGAGGAGGACCTTTATATTATTGGGATGAGTCCTCTGGCACTGGCACAAGAGCAGTAGCAGCAAGTAGTAGAGCAGGTGCAAGCAATGCACCTACTGCAGTTTTACAAGTAATGATGTCAGATATAGATAGACACGTTATAGCTTTTGGTTGTAATCCTATAGGTTCGTCAACAATCGACCCACTGTTAGTTAGATTTTCTGATAGAGAAAATGCAGTTGATTGGACACCAACAGCTACTAATTCAGCAGGTGGTGTACAACTATCTTCAGGTAGTTACATTATTGGTGCTATTAGAACAAGACAAGAAATTTTAATTTGGACAGATATGGGCATAACATCTATGCGATTTGTAGGTGCTCCTTTTGTTTTTACCTTTAATGAAGTAGCAAGTGGAATGTCTTTGATATCCCCTAATGCTGCAGTATCAGTAGGTAATCAAGTTTACTTTATGGATAAAGGTTCATTTTATGTTTATGCAGGTTCTGTACAAAGATTGCCATGTAGTGTTTTAGATCATATCTTTAGTGATTTTAATGATGAACAAGCTTTTAAAGTTTTTGGTGCTCCTATACCTGAACATAATGAGGTTATATGGTTTTATCCAAGTTCTGACTCTGCAGAAATAAATAGATATGTAATTTATAATTACTTAGAACAGTCATGGAGTATTGGTACTACTTCAGATGGTTTTACAAGAACTGCTTGGAATCCAGCTTATTCGCAAGACTTTCCGTTAGCTGCAGGTAAATTAGATACTACAGATGATAACTTTTTGTATTATCATGAGTTTGGACATAGTGCAGATGGTTCTAGCTTTACAGCTTTTATAGAGTCTGCTGATTTTGATCTAGACCCTGATGGAGAAAACTTTATGTTTATTTCTAGAATTATTCCTGATTTAGAATATAGAGGGTCTTCAGATACAGGCAATACAGTTAGTATTACTCTAAAAGGTAGAAACTATCCACTAGAAAGTTTAGCGAGCTTAGACACGATATCTGTAACTCCTAACACTACTTTCGTAAATACTAGAGCAAGAAGCAGGCAAACTGCTATCAGAGTGGAGAACAGTGCAGATAATTTTGGCTGGCGATTGGGCGATATAAGATTAGATTTAAGACAGGATGGTAGAAGATAATGGCAGAAAAAACTAATATTCCTTTACCACTGCCTTCATTAGAATATGACTCTGTCAATGAATCTGTTACTAGAAGAAATATAGAACAAGGGTTTCAAGATATTAACAGTGAGATTGGTGCAAACAAAAGAGCACAAGATTCTATAAGCTCAAAGGCAATACGAAGACATCAATTTTTATTAATGGGTGCAAAGCATGGCTGATAGTTTAAAAGTATTAGCACAATTAGACCCAGCAGCAACTACTACTACAACTTTGTATACAGTGCCTGATAAGACACAAACAACAATTAGTTCTATTGTTGCTGCAAATAGAACTGGCTCTGCTATAACATTTAGATTAAGTGTTCATGTAGCTGGAGCAGGGGCGGATGATAAACAATTCGTTTTTTATGATAAATCAGTAGCAGCTAATGACTCATTCGCTATAGTAATAGGTATGACATTAAATCAAGCAGATGTTTTAAAAGTGCATACTAGTGCTGTGGATATGAGTTTTAATGTATTTGGTTGTGAAACAACTGAGGAAAGATAATGGCAAAAGAAAAAGAAAATTTAGAAAAATTATTTATTGGAGGATTTTTGCAAAAGATTCGTGATAATCTTTTTGTTGCAAATAATAAGCAACAAGCACAAAATTTAGCAGAACAAGGTCGTAATGGTGACTCTATGTTAATGCACATGTCTCCATTAGAAATAGAAGCTTTAAACAGATTAGGACAAATTACAATCAATCCTGTAACAGGATTACCAGAGGCATTTAAACTTAAAGATATTTTGCCTGCATTAGCGACTGTAGCAGCAACTGCTGGTGGAGCTAGTCCTTTATTGGCAGCTAGTGTTTCAGGAGCAACTACTGCAGCTACCACAGGTAATTTACAAAAAGGTCTTCTAGCAGGATTAATGTCATATGGAGTAGGCAGAGCTTTCAAAGGTTTAGGTGGCGATGAGATTGCTAGTGCAGCAGAACAAGTAGCTGGAGAACCTGCTGTATCTGAGGTAGTAACAACTGCAGCTAGACCAGAGGTAGCACAACAAGCAGTACAATCACAACCTGTTCCAACTGGCACTAATATAAATTTTGGTTCACAAGCAGATTCTTTTGTACCAACAACAGTAACTGCACCCAGATCAGGTGTCATTGCTCAACAAGCAGCTCCAACAAATGTTATGGGTCAAGGAGCTTTTGGTGGTTCTTCACCTATACCTGTACAAACATTTCAACCTAACCCAAGTGATATCATAGTTGAGGGTACACGACAAAGTGCTACTGCACCAGGATTTGATGCACAGTTTGATCAATTTTTATCCCAAGCTGCACAACCTTCATCATATATACCTTTAGGTGTTGGAGCAGGTGGTTACGGCACAATTCAATCACAAGAAGCTTATCAAAGATTTTTAGATAGCATGGAAACTCCTGAAGAAAGACGAAGAAGATTACAGTTAGAATATCCAGAAAATGTACCAATTTTTTATGCTGATAAAGGTGGGATGCTTAGATATCAACAAGGAGATAATATAGGAGGTGGCTCGGTAGGAGAACCTGGTTTAGGCGGTGGAAATACTGGCGGTGGTTCTGGCGGAGTACCAGGAGATCAACAAGACTCAGACTTTTTTGCTCCTGAAAGAGGATTATATCCAGTCTTTATGAGAACAGCTAATCCTATAGCTCCAGGATTTTTACCAGGATTTATGCCTGAGTATGACTATATACGTGGTGGTAACCCAACAGCAACTGAAATTGCGTTTGCTAGTGGACTTGCACCTGGTGCTAATCCACCTGTGTCATATGTAAATAGAGCACTCTATGGTCTTGATTCAGAAGGTAATCCACAAGATTTTGTAATGCCTGAAATACCAGTATTTAATCCATTTGCTTCAGAAAGATATCAACAGTTTTATGGGGTAAATGAACAACAAGGTCTGCCTCCATTTATTAATCCTAGAGCACCTTTTTCACCACCAGTGCCAGAACCAGTAGTACCTCCAACTCCTCAACCAATGCCAACACCAGCTCCAACTCCAGCACCACCTCCACCACCATTTAGTACTCCTGCACCTTCTCCTGCACCAACACCTAGTCCAACACCTGCACCTACTCCGAGTCCAACTCCAGCTCCAACTCCGAGT